GGTTCTCTCTCTCCCCGATTGACCAGATTTGACCCACCAACAACCGAAAGGCCTAGGTCATGACCCAAAAGAAACCAGAACCAACCCAGACCAAACCAATGGGAATACTCGATTCCCTGAACTCGGCTTTGTCAGTAGCAAGTTGGATCGCGCCAACTGATGTGGCGGCCATAACTCTCGCCCGGCGGATTGCCCAGGCACTTGACACGGCTTTTGACATGGGCGATCTCAAAGAGGCAACACCTTTGGCCGCTAAATACTTAGCCGTATTGCAACAACTCCACATGACAGTGGAAACTAGGACAGCAGGAAAACAGGGCGAGGAAAATGACGGGACAAACCATGTCGGAAACTATCTACGGCTCATCGAGGCCAAGGATCGAAAGTCAAAGTCTGCACCTGCCCAGCGCAGGGCCAGTGGTGGCTCAACTAGCTGATGAATTAGGTGTGCCTTTACTGCCTTGGCAGAATCATGTCCTAAATGATGCCCTGCAAGTTTTGCCAAATGGCAAGTGGGCTAGATCATCGGTTGGCGTACTTGTAGCCAGGCAGAATGGCAAAACCCACATGATGCGGATGAGAATCCTTGCTGGCCTGTATGTCTTTGGTGAAAAGAACGCCATCGCCATGTCCCAGACTCGGCAACTGTCTTTGGACACTTTCAAGCAAACTGTCGACATGGCCGAATCGCTGGACTGGATGCGAAAGCGGATCAAGCGAGTTTCCCGGACTAACGGCCAAGAGGAGTTAGAGGTTTATTGCCACCATTACCCCAAGTCATGTGGGGAAAAGTGTGAGCGAATCCGCAAATACTCAATCAGGGCTGCAACTAATGAGGGGCCGCGTGGCGCAACGGCAGACCTGCTGTATGTCGATGAGCTGCGAGAGATTGACACCGACACATGGGCCGCCGTCACTCCGATCACCCGAGCCAGACCCAATGCCCAAGTGTTTTGGACATCCAATGCTGGCGATCTAACTTCGGATGTTTTGAACGAGCAACGCCGCCGAGCCTTGACATTTACAAGTGACCGAATGGGGTATTACGAATACAGCGCGCCAGCAGGATCATCGGTTGACGACATTGAGGCTTGGAAAATGGCCAACCCTGCTATGGGTTACACGATCAACGAGCAAAACATCAAAGATGCCGCAACCTTTGACAGCCCCGATGCGTTTAAGACCGAAACGCTTTGCATGTGGGTTGATGCAATCGACAGCCCTTGGCCAATGCAGGTGTGGAACGAATGCGAGGCAGACATCGCCTTGGAGGATGGGTTGCCAACATGGATGGCAATGGATCTCAATTTCAATCGAGAGTTGGCCTGTCTTGTCACACTGCAACAACGCGACAATGGCTTTGGGGTATTCCTGCACGAATGGCGCAAAGAGGGTGGCATCAACGATTTGGAACTCGCTGGCGAGATCTCCGCACTGACTCGCCGCTATCGCCCAAGGGTGCTGGCCTATGATCCAAATACTGCTGGATACATCGCGCCAAGACTTGCCCAGGCTGGTGTGCCAGTTGCGCCAACGCCTTGGAACTCGGCCAACTTTTCAATCATGTGCGATCAGACAATGAATGCAATGCAATCTCGGCAGCTGCTACATCCAGCCCAAGAAACTTTGCACAGCCATCTGGTCAGTTGCGCTCGCCGCCCGGCATCGGATGGGGGTTGGCGCATTGCTCGCCGAGCCGCCCAAGTACCAATCAGCGCGGCAGTTGCTTTGGTTATGGCGGTGGGTCATGCAACTGAGCCACAACAAACTGTGTCTATAATCAGTGCATAACCCTGCCTTGGGTTCACCCGAGGTCGGCCAGTTATCAAAGAGGGATCAAGACCACTAGGACTAACTGGCCGATCTGTGTGACAACACGCGCAACAAGGTGACAAGCGGTGACAAAATTACACTGATGTCATTTGCTTGTGGTGTAATGACAAGATGGGATTCATAGATTTTTTACTGGGTGCGCCCACTGAAAAGCCACAGATCGAAGCGCGTGCAGGTATCGCTATCCCGTTTTACCAGGATGCCTATTTTACGCCATTTAACACTTTCCGAGTTGACCGATCAAGTGCGATGCAAGTGCCAGCAGTGGCACGCGCTCGCAACATTATTGCTGGCACAATCGCAACCCTTGGCCTGAACTCGTACAACGATGTCACTGGGGCAAAGATCGAGGGTCGCAAGATTCTTGAACAACCAGATCCAGCCATTCCACTAGCTGTGACTATGGCTTGGACTGTCGAGGATTTGTTATTTCATGGCCGATCATTCTGGCAAGTGCTAGAGGTTAACGCCGAGGATGGCAGACCGACACAGGCTCGCCGAATTGATCCAACCCGAGTGACTTTCACAACTGATTTGAACACCCAAGAGATCGTTAACGGTTTCTACATCGAGGGCGGTTTGATGCCGATGTCTGGTGTGGGATCTTTAATCATGTTTAGCGGTATCGATGAGGGCATTCTTAACCGAGGTGGCCGCACTATCTCGACAGCCTTGAAACTAGAGGAAGCCGTTCAGCGTATGGCCAGCGAGCCAAACCCAACAATGGTGATTAAGAATAGTGGCGTTGATTTACCGCCAGAGCAGGTGTCAAGCCTACTGGCCCAGTGGAAGCAAGCCCGAGCCACACGCTCAACCGCTTACCTATCAGGCCCATTAGATGTCACGACTTTCGGATACGATGCCGGGCAAATGCAGCTGACCGAATCTCGCTTGAACACAGCCGCCGAAATCGCTCGCATGTGCAACATCCCTGCCTGGTACATAAACGCCGAATCAGCCAGCGCGACTTACTCCAACGTAAGCCAGGAACGCCGAAGCCTTGTCGATTTCAGCCTAAAGCCGTTCATGTCCTGTATTTCTGAACGACTAAGCATGAACGACATCACCCCACGCGGCTCGACTGTCCGATTTGATCTCGATGATTACCTACGCGGAAACCCACTTGAACAAGTAGAGGTTTTGAGCAAGATGCTCGAAGTTGGCATTATCGATGTTGAGGAAGCCCGAGAGTCAATGGATCTCGCACCGAGAGGAAATGAAAATGCAACTTAGTTTTGAGGGCCAAGTATTAGCGGCCAATGTTGAAACTCGCACCATCAAGGGGCTTGTCGTGCCGTTTGCCAAGGTTGGCAACACCTCGGCTGGCCCAGTGCGCTTTGAGTTTGGCGCGTTTGGCGAAATTGACCCAAGCCAAATTGTCTTAAACATGGAACATGACCGCACACGCCCATTGGGTCGTGGCATCGCTGGATCAGAGGAAGTCACCCCAGCAGGAATCTCGATGGCGTTTAAGATCGCGCCAACGGGTGCTGGCAATGATGCACTGGTCGAAGCATCCGAGGGACTTCGCCCGGCATTTAGCATCGAGGCTAATGTCGGTGAATACACCATCGAAAAGGGCGTCATGGTCGTATCAGCTGCAAAACTTGAAGCCGTTGCTCATGTAACAAACCCAGCGTTTAAGGATGCACAGATTTCCCAAGTCGCAGCCACAGAGGCCGATGAGGAAACCCCAGAAACCACCGAGGCGGAACAACCTGCCGAGGAACAACCACAGGAGATCACAGTGGAAGAAACAACCGCACCAGTGGCAGATGAAGTGACCGCAGCAGCGGTTGTTCACGCCGCAGCACCAGTGGCCTACGTCAAGCCTCGTAGCCCAATCAACAGCCAAGCCTCGTACTTGGAACACAGCATCAAGGCCAAAATGGGCAACCATGATTCAGCCCAGTATGTTATGGCAGCCGATGACTCATTCAGCACGAACCCAGCGTTCACCCCAGTGCAGTATGTAAACCAGGTTATCGACACATCTATTGGATCACGCCCAGCCATCGATGCAATCGGCTCACGCGCCATCACTGCATCAGGCATGGTTATCAGCCATCCAAAAATCACAACCAATGGCACAGTAGCCGACACCAACGAAGGTGCTGGCCCATCAGAAACTGGAATTGTATCCGCATACGTAAACCTAGACGTAAACAAGTTTGCTGGAATGCAGCGTTACTCCGTAGAACTATTGGAACGCTCATCCCCAGACTTTTTCCAGGCAATGGTCGATAACATGACACGCGCCTACAATAAGGCAACTGATGCAGCCGTTATCGCAGCACTAACGGCAGGTGGCACACAGGCAACTGCACAAGATGCAGATTCCGATGGCATCATCGCCTATGTAGCCAAAGAAGCACCAGCCGCTTACCTAGCCACAGGCGAACTACCAAGCGCATACATCGCTGGTACATCCCAGTGGTCATTGCTAATGGGTGCAACCGATACAACTGGTCGCCCAATCTACAACGCATACAACCCAATGAACAATGGCGGAGTTGCTGGCCCACAAAGCCTACGCGGCAACGTGCTTGGACTTGATCTGTATGTAGATCCAAACGCAGTATCAACAACTATCGATGAATCAGCATTCATTGTGACCCCGTCAGCTGTGGCCATCTATGAATCACCGATCTTGCGTATGTCAACAAATGTTGTGACATCAGGCGAAATCGAAACCATGCTTTACGGTTACTTGGCCGTTGGCGTTTTGGTTGCTGGTGGCGTACGCCGCTTTAACTTGACCTAAATCAAGTTAGTTAGAAGTGTGGGAGGTGCGGCCCTGTGCCTCCCACACACTTACAAGAATGGAGTAGAAAATGGCACTGATCACACTAAGCGAACTTAAAAGCGTTTTAGGTATTGGCGACATTTACGCTGACTCCATCGTTCAGGCAGTTGCCGACAGTGCCGAGAACATAATCCTGTCGTACCTAATCTTTGACGATGTGGCGATCAATGCCGTATCGCTTACAAGCAACGTGGCCCGATTCTATTGCTACGAAAATACATTTGTGGTCGGTCAGGCTTTGACCGTCACCAACTGTGGCTCACCTTTTAACGGCTCACGCACAGTCACCAAAGAGGGCGTGGATGAATACGGCGTGACATTTTTTGAAGCTTCAATCACAAACGCAGACATTACAAAGCGCAAAGTCATTCCTAATGGCCGAGCCGTGTTGACTAGCCAAGCCGCGCTATACGACACGACCCCAGAAGTCCGTGAAGCCGCTTTGGCAGTTGCTTGCGACATCTGGATCACTCGCACAGGAACCCTTGGCCAGCAAGGTGTGGACTTTCAAAGCCCTGCACCTTACCGCCTAGGCCGTTCCATGCTGACCCGAGTTTCAGGCCTACTTGGCAAACACCTAGATACCAGGGGATACCTTGGCTGACTTAGCAACTTACCGCGAAGCACTTGCCGCAACTTTAAGAGCTGCCGGGCGAGTAGTTTATGCGTACCCAAACGAGAACATAACCCCACCAGCCATTGTGCTAGTGCCTGGATCGCCTTACATGACAGTGAGCGCGATCGGTGGGGCGCGTTGTAATGTGCGCTTTGACATCACAGTGATCGTCAACGCAGCTGACAATCAAGCGGCTTTGAAAAATCTAGAAACCTTAATCTTTTCAGTAACCGACCTACTAGCCAACAACATCTCGTTGCTTGGTGGATGGTCGCAACCCACAGTCACGCAAATCGGAAACGCCGATATGCTTATCAGCCAACTCAACATCGAGATGGTCACAACCAACTAAGAAAGGCAAGTCATGCCAGCAACATACATAACTGGTCGGTCATTGACTCTAACGATTAACTCGGTGAGTTACGCTGACCAGGCATCAACAGTCACACTTGAAATGGAAAACAACCAGCAAGTGTTGGAAGTTTTAGCAGGTCGCGCTTACAAGACCGTAGATAAGACCGCCACACTAAATGTGGAACTATTTTTAGATGACACATCATCCGCTGGAATTATCAGCGCACTATGGGATGCCGCTTTAGCCGCGCCAGATACCGCCCTTACATTTTCGTTTGATGTAAACGGCGACACATTTGCTGGCAAAGTATTCCCAGTATTTCCAACCGTTGGTGGCGCGGCCACTGACGTACTAACCACCAGCCTCAGCTTTGTTGTTGAGGATGGCGCAGTAACTCGCACTTAACGAATAGAACAGGGCAACCATTATGCAATACACAGTTACAACAAAACAGGGCAACAACTACATAGTGAGTGATGAAAACGCTTGGTTGTGGATTGAGATCGACCGCGAACTCGGTTACACAGTG